TTCTAATGTAAAAATATTAGCCATTTAAATCAATACAAGAAAATAAATTTAAATATTAAATTTATTGTTAAGTATGACTATAAAACATTTAGTTATTAGTGGCGGAGGCCCATTAGGATTCAGATACCTAGGATCTCTTGAAAAATTAGAACAAGAAGGGTTTTGGAATGTTACTAACATTGAATCTATTTATGGCACATCTATTGGTTCCATTATTGGTGCTTTTATATGTTTAAAATACGACTGGGAAACTTTAAACAAATATATTATTGAACGACCATGGCACGATGCGTTTAAGGTTAATCCTAAACAGATTTTTGATTCATACTATAATAAAGGACTATTTGACAAAAAACTGGCTGAAATTATGTTTAAACCATTGCTAGAAGCAAAGGATTTAAGCTTAAACATTACTTTAAAAGAATTTTACGAATTTTCAAAAATTGATCTACATATTTTCACATTTGAGCTACATAAATTCCAAACTATTGAATTATCACATTTAACAAACCCTGATTTAAGTTTATTACAAGCACTAACAATGTCTTCTTCTTTACCTGGAATATTTATGCCAACTATTATTGACAACTGTTGCTATATTGACGGCGGAATAATGTGTAACTATCCCTTAACTCAGTGCCTAAGAGATCATGCTTTAAAAGACGAAATATTAGGCATTAAAAGCTCGTTTAACAAAGAAACCGAAAACTTTGCTAATGTAGAAGTAACAGCAGAATCCTCGTTACTAGAATATGTTATATGTATGTCCATAAATTCAATGAATTATATAAGAGACAGTGTTAAAATGGATAATATTGACAATACGGTGCGTTGTTATGTAAATAAAAATCCATTAACTTTGGATTCAATACAAGAGTCAGTAAGGAGCCAAGAGTTACGAAGAAATTTGATTAAAATGGGAGAAGAAGATGCTTTGGAGTTTTTATTAAAGAACAGTATGTAAAAATTGCTCCATCGTTGATTTGGTTGGTTTAGCATCATATTCGATGACCTGATTGTCTTTAATCAACTTAATGGTAGGATATCCTTCAATATTATACTTATCCATTAATTGACTAACTTCATCCGACTCGGTAGTGCAATTATATTCCATAAAATTAATTGTATATCCATTAATAGATTTGCCGTCATATTCAGACTTTAATGATTCCCATTCCGGTTTCGCGGTTTTACAATGAGGACACCAATCAACATAAAAAAGCATTAGTGTAGCGGTTTTATTTGAATTTTGATCTTTTGGGATATTTTCTCTATTTGCCTTAAATGCCGTTTTGGTATCCGCATAGTGTTTATAGGTATAATAAGCAAAAAGTATTAATAAAACAGCAACAACTGCTATACCAATAGTTTTAAAATTCATTAGCCCACTAGCTCTTTGCATTATAGACGGAGTTCCTCCAATTACATTCGGAGTATTAGTATAAGTATTAAAGTTCATTATATATATTAAATAAGAATAAATTACATTAGCATTTATAACGAATAACTTAAAACGAATAACGAATATATTTATTATTGTTTCTAAATATTCAATAATAAATAATCAATAATAAATATTAAAATATATTTCTAATGACCGAAAGCAATAGAACTAACAAAAATAAGGAAAATATATAACTACAAATAACATTAGTCTTAAGTTCATCCCAATTACCGGATAGCAAAGAAATATTAAAATTCTTTGAGAATTTGTTAGTTTGGCTAATATTGTAATATATAGTATATCCTAAAAGCGTAATAATAATGACTTTCCCAAAAATAGAAGATAACATAAAGGAATTAAGAGGTGTCATCATAAATAAAATAATAAGAAATATGGATATACCTAAACACATACATACGTTTTTAGTTGATTTGGCATATTCGATAACTGGTGTATTTTGTAAAGAAGTCATTAAAATATCTTTATATTTTATTTTTTATACTTATATATAAATGACAAAGACCCATAAAAATAGGAAATCAAATAACAAAACAAAGAAACAAAGAGTATTTAAAAAGGGCGATTTCTATTCGGGCGATGGCTTCTTAACAACGGTATGGGGACCAATTATATGGACAGCATTACATACCATAAGTTTTAATTACCCTGTGAATCCAAGTTTAGAACAAAAGAAACAATATAGGGATTTTGTGCTTTCGTTACAAAATGTATTGCCGTGTGCTGCGTGCCGTAAAAATTTAAGAACAAATTTGAAACATTTACCATTAACAATGGGCGACATGGCGTCTAGAGACACATTTTCGCGTTATATATTTAATTTACACGAATTAGTAAATAAAATGCTTAAAAAGAAGTCTAATCTAACATATTGTGATGTTAGAGAACGATATGAGCATTTTAGATCTAGATGCGTGGATGCGAAGCCGAAAGTATTTAAATATTCAGAGATAAAAACACAAAAAAATAGAAAGGGCAAAGAAAAAGGATGTACGGAACCATTATATGGGAAGAAGGCGCGTTGTATAATAAATATAGTTCCACAGGATGAAAAGGGACAAAGCATTCAAATTGACAAAAAATGTATGAAACATAGGGAATAGTTATTCAGCATACCGAAATATGTAGCCACATTTGGCTGATTTAGTTTTACCACTACAATTATCACTTATACAAGTTCTACCTATATTTAATGACTTAGCGCATTCACCAATAGAATTAAATTCTTGTATTTTATTCATATTAGTATCATATTGTATTACTTTTATTCTTCTTTTTGAAAGGCCAGTTTCTATAGCGTGTATATTATTTTCCAAACAAGTAACCCATTCTAAATTTTCCAAACAATTATTTAATTTATTTCCATCTTTATGATTAACAACTGCCTTATTTTCAAGATTTTCTAAAAAAGTTAAAGCGACTAAACGATGAACATAATATAGTGTATATTTAATTGAAACAACACAATAACCATTATTTTTACAATACTTATTTTTAATTTTATTTTTTACTTTAAGTCTTCCTTTATTGGATATATAATAATTTTTATCGTTTTTAGTTAAATATATTGGTATTTGTTTCCAAATTTCATGTTCATATATTTCCGTTTTATGTATTGACCACTTATACCCAAATGATGTATTACAATGTATTTTATTGTTAATTACCGCAGATATTTTACTCATAATACTTTTATAATCATTATTTTTTATTTTAGACAAACTATTATTTATTACCCATTCGGATGCCTTTTTTAACGAATCATAAGATTCCAATATAATATTTGTTTTACTACAAATTCTTGTAACATTTAAGGCATGACTACGGATATTATTTGATTTAGATTTATGTAAATTTTGTTCAAGATGAGTAGCCCATTCTAAATTTTCTAAGTTATTATTTATTCTATTTCTATCCTTATGATTTACTGTAGGTTTATTTTCAGGATTTTGTATAAAAGTTTCGGCCACAATTCTATGTGCTGAAACTATTTTATTTTTTAAATTATGTGTTAATGTGTATCTATTATAACCTGAACAATTTAACGATGGTTTTAATATTTTATTAGTTGTTTTGTTCTTAACAGTCCCAAAACTACTAACTTCATAATTAGGATAGTCTTCGATTGTTTTCCATATTTCTTCTTCTTTTTCCATTTATATATAATAAGAATATATATGTTTAAGTTATAATACGCATAATATCTTAAATGATGATATTGTCTGTTTGTAATAACTTTTTTTTAAAGTAATAATTTTTATTATATTCTTTTTTCTTATCGGGTGCTATTGGTATTTCTTTCATTTTATTTAATAATTTTTCTTTATGTGTTTCGTAATATTTTTTATTTCTTGCTGGGGCCGTGTATTTTTTTAAATGCTCTTTTAATTCTTCATTTTCTTTTTCTAAAAGAAATAATTTTTCTTTTAAATCCTCGTTTTCCTTTTTTATATTATCAAAAGTTTCCATTTGCTTGATAATATATTATAAATTATATTTAAGTTTGTTTAATTTACATTCCAAATGTAGAAAAGTCATTTAATACTGGCATTGGCATATAATCTTGATTAAACGCTTTATAATTTGGGCGCTTGACGCAGTCAAAACTAGACTCAGGGCAACGACCACAAGGTTCGCAGGGGGGACATTTAGTAACATCCGTGCTATCAGGACATTTAACAATCGGATCTGCACACTTTGGACAGACAGGAGGCACTACTTGAGACTTCAAGATATACAAATCTTCCTGACCGGAAGGAATTTGAGATCCCGAAACCCCTTGAGGCAAAGAATTATAGTAAGCAGAGGAATCATAAGACGAATATGTATTGCCGCCAGGACCCGTTACGGTTGTCGCTTGGCCGCCATTAGGACCATAATAAGTGGAAGCGGACGCATTAACATCTGAGCCGGTTGTATTATTATTAGAATCATACTGGTTAATAGTGTCGTCTTGGCTATTATACGTATACGCATTGTCTCCGGTATATACTAGCTTAGAACCATTAGGGCCTGTTATTTCTACTGCTTGATTACCATTACTATCAGTAATCATTTTCGCGGAACCTCCATTTTTGCCGGTATACGTTGAAGCACTAGAACTATTATTAGCATCAATATAATAAATATCAGTAGTTCCATTTTTGTTAGTTATTACTAGAGTATTATTGTTATCCGTTTTTATTACACGAGCAGTTCCGCCATCAGGGCCATAAAAGGTAGTTGGATATGACGAACCATTATAATGATTATAGTTATCGTAATTCGTTGTTCCAGAACTATTTGTATTTGTACTAGAACTAGTATTAGAACTTGAGCTATTTGTACCATTTTGTGTAGTAGCCGTTGAATTTCCATTATTGGAATTATTTGTTAAAGTTAAAACAATATTTCCGCTACTATCTTTTACTTGGACAGCCGTGCCGCCATTTGTTCCTTGTTTTACAGTAGCAGTAGCACCATTAGGGCCGGTATACATATCCGAATTAGTACCAGAAGAAGTATATGTAGTGCTTGTTCCATCACTTGTTGTAACAACTAAACTATTCTTACCAGACGAATCTGTTTGAAGTTGAGCAGAAGCGCCGTTAGAACCATAATATGTTTGACCATTTTCCATGCCCTCTTTACCACAGTTACCTCCTAAAAAGGAACATAAAATTAATGCTAATAATAAAATTACAAAAAGTATTAATAATTCGCCTTTCATTGTATAATTTATATAGTGAAAAAAATTGATTCAGTTAAATTATTATTATCTTATAATAATTATATAAAGCGAATATGTCTGAAAAGAAAAACAATGACTGGATCAGTGCTGTAATTATTGAAGATTCTGAAGATGAAATAGAAGGAGAAGTATTCGGAATTATACCTGTCTCTAAAAAGAAAACAGTTACAAAAAACGAAAATGTTCCTGAAGAAATAATAAAAGAAATAATAAAAGAAAAAAGAAAAAGAATAGTTCAACCACCATTAAAAAAATATTTTAATGAAAATGTAAGCATAATAGAATGTGGCATAGACGAAGCTGGGCGCGGGCCTATGTTTGGTAGAGTATATGCTGGACTGGTAGTTTTACCTAAAGATGATAGCTTTGACCATTTACAAATGAAAGACAGTAAAAAATTTCATAGTAAAAATAAAAAGATAATAGAACAAGTTGCTGAATATATAAAAGAAAATGCGATTGCTTGGGCTGTAGAATATGAAGACGAACAAACTATTGACGAAATTAACATTTTACAGGCAACCCAGTCGGCAATGCATAAATGTATAAAAACCGTTTTAACAAAAATACCCGAGTTACAGATAGAAAACATATTATTGTTAGTTGATGGCAATTATTTTAAACCTTATACAGTTTTAAATAAAACAAAAACGAAAATGGAGACTATTCGGTATCAAATGATTGAAGGCGGTGATAATAAATATACATCTATTGCGGCAGCATCTATATTAGCAAAGGTAGCAAGAGATACATATATTAATGACTTGTGCGCTTTAAATCCTGAACTAATAGAATATTATGGAATTGATTCAAATAAAGGTTATGGATCTAAAAAACATATGGATGGAATTAAACAACACGGAATTACTAAATGGCATAGAAAAACTTTTGGTATATGTAAAGAATTTGCTTAACTATACAAAGTAATGTATACAAAGTAAAAAACAAATTAAGACATAATTTACATAATAATTTTTTATTTAATTATATAAATGGTAAAAATACTTGTATTTGATACTGAAACAACTGGGTTACCACCATTTCAAATTGATGAAAAAGATTATCCTCCAGAAAAAATTAATGAAAATGGCGATTGGGAAAGTTATGATGATTATAATGACAGCATAACTCAACTTAGAGCAAAAAAAAGAGCAGAAGAAAAAGCTTTGGAAAAAGATTCTAGTTTATGGCAAAATTATAGAGAAACATGGCCTTATATAGTTCAGTTAAGTTATATAATGTTTGATACAGATACAAACGAAACAATCGTTGTAGATGATTACATAGAAATTCCCCCAAAATTTATAGATCCAGAATATTTAGCGACAGCTCATCCAATTACAAAAGCAGCTATTGAATCTGGATTAAAAGCAACAAGAATAAATATAAGCGATTCAATAGATAAATTTATGACATATTTTAATACAGCAAACGTAGTAACTGGTCATAATGTGAAGTTTGATATTAATATGTTATTAGCAGAATGTACTAGAAATAATAATGACGCTGTATTTAATAAACTTATTGAACCAGAAAGTGCTGCTAAAATTTATTGTACTGCTTGTAAATCAACAAATGTAGTTAAAATATTTTATCAATACGCGAATCGTTATAAAAATCCCCCTACTGTTTTTAAAACGCCTAAATTAAATCAAGCATATTTTAGAATGTTCGGATATGCCCCTAATGAAGCTGCTTTGCATAATGCGTTAATTGACGTGGTTGCCTGTTTAAGAGTATTTTACCGTTTATGGTTCCAAGGAATTCAATTTACAGAACCTGATATCAATGTTCCTGTTTGCGGACAAGGAGAACCTGATATATATATTAAATTGAAAGATGACCCAAGTAACGAAATAATTAAAATTATTAATAGTTTTACACCGGAAGGAATAGATCCTGTAGGAGTAGGTTCGCCCAGTTTAATTATATGCCCACCAATAGATAACGATCAAATAGAATATTTAATGACAGGTAAAACAGTTGAACAAATAATAGCAGAAAGCAAAGCTAACTCTAGGTGGAGTAGATATAATGAAATAACTGGCATTAATAAATCTGTACAAAAAGGCGGATCTAAAAGAAGTAAAAGAAGTAATAAAAGAAGTAATAAACGTAGTAATAAACGTAGTAATAAAAGAAGTCGTAGCAATAAACGTAGTAATAAACGTAGTAATAAACGTAGTAATAAACGTAGTAAAAGAAGTTAATTTCTAAGCAGAACACATTTCGCAAATATCATCTTGTTCTCCTGTTTCTTTTATATCAGGCTCAATGGTGAACTGTTGAGCCTGATGTTTTGCCTTTCGTCTCAAATAATAAATACCAGTTTTCAGACCCTTTTCCCAAGCATAAAAGTGCATAGATGTTAGTTTGCTATATACTGGTTCCTCCATCCATAAATTTAGACTTTGACTTTGACAAATAAAAGCACCTCTATCCGCGGACATATCGATTAAATGTTTCATTGGAATTTCCCAAACGATCTTATATTTATTTCGCATATGTTCTGATAATACTGTTAGTTGTTGAACTGAGCCTTTGTTAGCAATAATGTTATTTTTAATTTGTTCGTTCCATAACCCTAGTTCAATCAATTCCTTCATTAAATATTTGTTTATAACTACAAATTCTCCAGCTAATGTTCTTCGACTATATAAATTACTAGTTAAAGGTTCAAAACATTCGTTAAATCCTAAAATCTGGGATGTAGACGCAGTAGGCATAGGGGCAACTAACAACGAATTTCGGAGACCATATTTTATTATCGATTGTTTCAATTTAGCCCAATCATAGCGATCGGAAGGAGTAACAGACCACATATCAAATTGAAGAATACCTTTAGATGCTGGCGACCCATTAAACGAACTGTAAGCACAAAAACAAGGTTCCTCGTTTCTATATAGTCCGATTTCATATTCATTAAATATTTCATATGTATTTGCCTTTGTTTTATTCGCCAAGTGTTCTATCCTATCATAAACAAGTTCATTACTTTTTTCCAAAGATGCGTGATAAATAGTTTCAAAAATTAATTTATTCACTTCTCTAGCTTCGTCTGAATGAAACGGAATATTCATAAGAATAAACGCATCAGCTAGACCTTGAACTCCAATACCAATAGGTCTATGTTTTAGATTACTTCTTTTCGTTTTTTCTGTCGGGTAAAAGTTAATATCAATAACGCGATTCAAGTTGTTAGTTACTACCTTTGTAACTTCGTGAAGCTTATCGTAATCAAATGTTTTATTTATAATATTAATAAACGAAGGCAAAGCTATAGAAGCTAAATTACAAACCGCGCTCTCATTATCGTCTGAGTATTGTATAATTTCGGTACAAAGGTTAGATGATTTAATAGTCCCGAGATTTTGTTGATTTGATTTTTTGTTTGCGGCATCTTTATAAAGCAAATATGGTGTCCCCGTTTCCATCTGAGCATCTAAAATGGAGAACCATAAATCCCTGGCATTAATTGTCTTTCTAGCCTTACCCTCCTGCTCATATTTTTCATAAAGATTGTTAAAATGCGAACCATAAACATCACTTAAACCAGGGCATTCATTGGGACAAAATAGTGACCATTTACCATTCTTTTCTTTGACTCTTTCCATAAACAAATCGGGTATCCATAGAGCATAAAACAAGTCTCGGCCCTTTAATTCTTCATCGCCGTGATTTTTACGCATTTCTAAAAAGTCAAAAATATCGGCGTGCCAAGGTTCCAAATAAATAGCAAAGGAACCATTCCTTTTCCCAGATTGATTTACATAGCGAGCAGTATTATTGAATACTCGTAACATTGGCACTAGTCCATCTGTTTTACCATTAGTTCCTTGAATGTGACTACCTTTAGCTCTAATATTATGAACATGTAGCCCAATTCCGCCTGAATATTTAGAAATCTTAGCACAATCCTTCAATGTATTAAAAATACCATCAATGCTATCTTCTTCCATTGCTAATAAATAACAAGAACTCATTTGCGGTCTTACAGTTCCAGCATTAAATAATGTAGGTGTGGCGTGGGTAAAGAATTTCTGCGACATTAATTCATATGTTTCTTTGATTAATTCTAGAGAGTTATCATTCGTTAAATCACCATGAATTCCGACAGAAACACGCATCCACATATGCTGAGGTCTTTCAATTATTTTATTTCCTATTTTAAATAAATATGCTCTTTCTAGCGTCTTAAAGCCAAAATAGTCAATTAGATAATCTCTATTTTGAACAATCATTTCATTTAATTCGGACGAATATTTACAAACAAAGTTATATAAATCATCAGATAACAAAGGCTTATGATTACAATGAATATCTTTAAAGTTATATAGTTGAGACACAACATTTGAAAAATCGGAATCCGTATTTTTTTGATGATTAGAAACAATAATGCGTCCTGCCAGAGTTCCGTAATCTGGATGTAATGTAGACAGCGCGGCGCATTGTTCAGCCGCTAATTCATCAATCTTAGTAGTAGATATTTTATCGTATAATTGATCAATTACTTTCATAACTAATTGTTGATAATTTATATGAATATCTGCTTCCAAGCCTAATTTTTTAATTCTTGCGAGAATCTTATCAAATGCGATTTCTTCTAATTCGCCATTTCTTTTTGTAACACGCATATCATTCGATTCCATTATATAATAAAGTATGTTGGGTTAATTTTAAGTTAGTTTAATAAATATTTTATGAATAATTATAATAAATGATTACTAATTTTTTTGATAACCAAAAAAATAAAAAAATAGACTATAATAAAAATAATATAAATAAATTAAAAGACGAAACCAAAATACAAAAACAAAAACAAATAAAATTAGGAGAATCCTTAGAACAAGAAATACATATTACAGCCGAAAAAAAAAGAGAACAATATATAAAATATCTTATTGATAAAATAAAAACCTTGGAAGTCGAACTAAAACAGTCAAATGAAAAAATTAACAATTGTGATAAAGAAAAACAAAAATCATTACAATTATGTAATGATATAATTGATAATTTGAAAACTAAATTAACCCATTTAGATACAGAAAAAAATACGTATAAACAAAATTTAGAGCAATCAGAAAAACAATTATACCAAGTTGTTAAAGAAAATAATACGTATAAACAAAATTTAGATAAATCAGAAAAACAATTACAACAAGTTGTTAAAGAAAATAATACGTATAAACAAAATTTAGAGAAATCAGAAAAACAATTACACCAAGTTGTTATAGAAAAAGATACATATAAACAAAATTTAGAGAAATCAGAAAAACAATTACAACTTATGATTATAGAAAAAAATACGTATAAACAAAATTTAGAGAAATCAGAAAAACAATTACAACAAGTAAATATGGAAAATAATACGTATAAGCAGAATTTAGAGCAATCAGAAAAACAATTACAACAAGTTGTTAAAGAAAATAATACGTATAAAGAAAGTTTATTAAAAAATGAAAATACAATAATATATAATAACCCAATAATTAATATACCAACTATTCATATTATTTATCAATATAAATATAAAAATAATGTATCTGTTACTGGTTTGGGAGATTTTATAAGATGTTGTTTTTATATATTACAGTTTTCAGATAGTTATAACATAAATATTGATTTTAATGTTTACAAACATCCGATAAAAACATATTTAAAATACTTTTTAAATAAAGAAGCTATTTCGGAAGCTATTTCGGAATCTATTTCTAATAATATTTCTTTTTTTGAAAAAAAAAATTATAAATATTTTACAAAAAATAATATTATTGATTATTATTATTATAACATAGATAATGATTTATTTAAATTTATTAAGCAAATTGAAACATATGATAAGCATAAATATTTATATTTGGTAAATCATCCAGACGAAACTCGTATTTTAGAACAACATAGAACAAAAATACGTGAATTATTTGAACCTGTTTACGAATTACAAATGAAGATTGAAAATATGTTAACAAGTCTAAATTTAATTAAACATAAATATAAAATAATACACGTAAGACTAAATGATAACAGTTTTAATGGTAATTATATTAATTTTACAGATAAACAAACAATTAATATTATTAATACTATTAACGCAATTAAAAAAACAACAACTGACGATATTTTTTTACTGTGTAGTAATAATGTTTTTAAAAAACACATTATACAACAAACCCCTAATATAAAAACTATTTTCAGCGAAATATCCCATATTGGCGAATCAACTATTACTACGGATGATTCTTTAATAAATACTTTAATTGATTTTTATATAATGTCTTATTCAAATCATATTTATAGTTTTTCAGTATATGAACACGGAAGCGGGTTTAGTAAATGGTGTGCTGTAATGTATAATATACCTTATATATGTATTAAATTATAAATATACTTTTTTTACTACGTTATAAATATACTTTTTTTACTACGTTATAAAAAGTATATTTAAACCGATTTTAGATAAGATATTTCTTCTTTTAATATATCTATTTCTGCCTTTAAATCTTTAATAGCTTGGACCATTACAGGTATTAATGTTCCGTAAGAAGCAAATAGTTTTTCTGGGTTTTTATCATTTACTAAATTTGGTATGATAAAATTTGTATCATTTTGCGCTTGTCGTAATTGTTGTGCGATAAACCCTTGTTCTGGTATATCAACTTTCCCGCCATCACGCATATTCCATATAAAATTAACTGGATTTAGTTTATTGATAAATTCAATGCCTGTATTCGGTTCTAATGAAACAATATCTTTTTTATCTCTTTCGTCGGATAGAGCTGTAATTGTTTGTACGGCGCATTTCAGGTGTTGGATAGAGTTATTCCCTAATACAATTTCATTTGTAGAGGTAGCCAATGATGATTGTGCTCCATTACCGATATATGTACAGTTATTACCACTTGATAAGTTAGAACCGGCATTGTAACCAACTGCTGTGTTCTGATCGCCTATATTAGAAAATAATGCTTTTTTACCAACGGCTACATTATGGGCTCCAGTTGTATTAAATTCTAAAGAATTAGAACCTACGGCGGTATTAAATGATCCGGTTGTATTGTTGAATAATGATTTATATCCTATTGCTGTGTTTTTGTCCACAGTATTTACATATAACGCACCTTGACCAAGTGCTGTGTTAAAATTACCAGTTGTATTTGTATATAAAGCACCGCCTCCTAGTGCGGTGTTAGACGAGCCACTTATATTTCCTGTTAAAGCGCCTTGTCCAACTGCTGTGTTAGAAATACCAGTTGTGTTTCCTGTTAAAGAACCTTGCCCAAGCGATGTGTTATAAGAGCCAAGTGTATTTGCTGATAAGGCACTTTGACCAACTGCTGTGTTATAGTCGCCATCTGTATTATTGAATAATGCTTGAGTTCCTATTGCTACATTGTATTGTCCAGTTGTATTATTTTCTAAAGAATTAGAACCTACGGCGGTATTAAATGATCCAGTTGTATTGGTACACATAGATCCAGCTCCTAAAGCAGTATTGTATGAGCCGGTTGTATTAGTTACTAAGGCACTTGTTCCTAAAGCAGTATCGCTTGTACCAGTAGTAGTTTTTGCTAAAGCAAAAGCACCTATTCCGGTATTATGATCTCCTGAGCCTTTTTGTATTGTGGATTCGCCAAACCCAGCATTTTGTATCCCAGTGTTATCATTGAGCGCGTAAGTTCCGTAAGAAGTATTGGAAGACATATAATATATTTAAATATATATTTTTAAGTATAATTTATGTTTAATTATTTCAAAACAAATTATATTACAGTATATTATATTATGTCGAAACCTTTTTTAAAGAGTTGTATATTTTTAATAATAATAATAGCAGCGGCCCTATATTTAGGTCCTTTAATAAGGAAATTAGAAGGCTTTAAGTCCGGAGATTTTGGAAAAACTGAAGGCAAATATCCTTTATCTGTAGACCAAGCTATATTAAACGATTATCCCCTTATTAAAAAAAATGAAGTTTCGAATAATAGCGCTAGCACAATATGGTGGCATTATCCTATATTTTTGGAACCATCATTTAAACAGATAACTAACAACTTGCGTTACAGAAATAATCCTGACGACGGAACGTGTTCGAGACCAGAATTTTGCGGAGCATTGTATCATAGTATAAAAAATAAGTCAAATGAAATTAATCCATTACCCCCAGCAGAAGAGAGCCCTGGCGCAAGAGTCGGATATTTTAGAACTGAGCCAAACCAATTATATTATTCTATTCCTACCAATGAAAATATTTTATATTAATTTTGTTTCAATATCAATAGCTTTTATATCAATGTCCTTTGTATCAATATCTTTATCTTTTAATTCATCATCTTGCTTAATAACAGTTATTTTTCCAGTTACCTTATTGAATTGTAGTAAACATTTATTATCGTTAGGTTTAACATTAATGTCAATTACATTTTCTTTTTTTTGTCTGCGATTAGGAGCTCTATGTTCATAACCACTGATTCTTTCTTTTTCAACTATTGACCAAAGTTTTTCTAGATCGTGTACATTATCTTTAAACCATTGTATATTTCTACAAACCAAAACACAGCTAACATATTCTAGTTTCCAAAATATAGTTTTCATATATGTATATTTAAATTCTGGATTAAATTGATAATAATCAACGCTGTGTTCTCGCCACTCAACAATATCGTCTGGATGAATAAGATCTAATGGTTTGTATAGGTAAAATGGTTTTCCCTCTTTTGTATGAAAGTAAATAATTTGCCCCTTCATTTTATTATCCTTTGACAAACACGGATTTAATATTTCTAATCCATTTTCGTCTTCAAAATATTCATTCAACGTATCAAACATATATGAACTATAATCAAGATATTCTGTAAATTTGGTTTCTAAAAAGTCGCATTCATTAAGACCGCAAACTTCCATTTGAAGCTGCATTTGAATCCAATACTCTTTCTTTGGAATACCATCAATTTCGCGATTAACAATATTTTTAATTTCTAACATACGCCCATATCGTTTAGACTCTAGATCAACGTTGATACCATCGGGTGATGCTCCTAGAAACATATAGGTTTCGTGTTGTATACAACCAAAATCTTCTATTTTTGTACCATATGTGTATTCATAAAATTTAACTGATAATGGTTCGTATTTTTGTCCCCAGTGAAGAGTTCCGTTTGTATTTACCATAACAACATCTTTAATGGACACTTCTTTAATAGACACTTCTTTAATATCTTCCCCATCAATATCGTCATCCCCGTCAATATACAAACTCTGATTTAATGGTTGACATTTTTCATATATTAGTTGATTTTGAGTTGCTAAATTTTCAAATGCTTTATATGCGTTTGATGCTGTTATTAAATTATGGCGAAATTCATACCACTCTTTTGTTCTTTGAACTGGCTGAGGTTTATTTCTTAAAATATTTATTTGTTTTTTAATAAATTCGTATTCCGGTTCCTCCAAAATAATAGTATCTGGATAAGATCTAGGTGGTATTTGCTCTTTGAATACATATGTTTTTGCGTGGTCTATAATTTCTTCCATTTCCTCTTCAGCATCTTCGGTATAAAATATATCACAATCGAAATGACAATGCATTAACTCTTGGATATTTTCATCAAATGTTTCATTAAAATCTGGTTCCGAAATTAGTTTTGGATTATCCTTCATAAATTCATCCATTAGATAAATACACGTTTGATATATTTCTAATGCTTCTTCGTCGTTAAAGAATTTTGGGTCTTCCTCTGGAACAATTAGGTCTGTTATATCTATTAATTCATTCATATCTATTGATTCATCCATTATAGTATATAATATATAGGATTGTTTTTATATATATATAATTAATTCAATTTTATATATATAATTTTAATTAAAAACATATTAATCTTCTTCACAGTCAGAATCGTTTTCTTTAATATTTTTAGCGGTTCCTTGTTTTTTCTTAGGAGCGAGTCCTCTCAAGGTCGAAACCCTCTTATCGACATTTTTTAATGTAAAATGGTTTGTTGGTTTATTGAAATGTAACGCAGGCACGTCTTTAATTTCACCAGTATCTTTATTATAATTAACATCTTTAACTCTTTGTAACCGCTTTTTATCCAAACAATCTTTAAAAAAGGAATTTAATTGTTGATGCTCCTCTTCAGATAAATTATTAACATTTTTATAATTTTCAGCAAATAATACCAATTTTTTAATTTTAGCAGTTTTATCCAATTTGCTCCAAGGCTCACTAGAATTGGTTATTTTTTCATTTTCAAGAAATTTATCTAAATTAGCAAGATTGGTTGATGATTTAGTTTCTGGCCACGGAACCCCGTTTAATATCATAGATTTATATTTTAATGTTTTTAATTCATTACAATCACTTTGTAGAGCAATGTTGTTCATTTATAGTATTATATGGTAAATAGATTTTAACTCCATTTTTTATAGTATATTGAAACATTAATATTATATTTAATTTCTATATTAAATATTTTTGTTTATATAACATAATGAGTAATATTGAAGATCAAGATAATATTGAAGATCAAAGCAATATTGAAGAACAAAATATTGAAGTTCAACACAATATTAAAAAAATAGTAATTATCGACGAACCATTAAAAAATAAAAATAAAAATAAAAATAAAAATATAAAAACAATAAATTGTGAAAAGGAAACAAAACTAAGAGTCGAAACTAAAACTTGGGGTCTAAATGAAGACGAGTTATCATATCAAACTCAACTACATATTATACACAATTTGTTAGATACTACATTAGAAAAAGATAAATATGTTGCAATGTTTTTAGCACATATTAAAAACAAAATATGTGGATATAAACAACAGGATATTCTTAAGAAAAAATTAAACGAACAACAACTAGTTAAATTTAAAGAAGTAATTGAACTATTAACAAAATGCGAAATGAAATGCCATTATTGTTCCGAACAAATGTTTATTTTATATGAAAAAGTTCGCGAAAAAAAACAATGGACACTTGATAGAATTAATAATGATATAGGACATAATAATGGCAACTTAGTCGTTGCGTGTTTAGAGTGTAATTTAAAAAGAAGAAGAACTAACAAAGACGCATTTATGTTTACTAAGAATATGGTGATTGTTAGGGAAGGTATCTAATATTAAGTTGTAACCAATGGTCGTTTTTATTATACAATTACAATACAATTATGCTTCTTATTCTTCTTCATCATCCTCATCATCCTTATCATCAAATATCGCAACCAACTCTTCTTCGGGAAATTCTTCATATTCAGCACCATTCCATCTTACATTTTTAGAGTTAAACAATTTATTCATATTAATAACTTCCGGTTTATCTTCTGATTGAAATCTAGTAAACAATGTAATTATTTGGGTATCATCTCTGAAACGCGCACTGTATTCTTGTTGGATATTATTACGCCCAATTCGCCCTAATGCTTGAATGATTTTCTCTTGAGTTAATCCAAGATCCTTACTTAAATATCCGTGACAGAATTGATAATTAGTTCCATAAATATAATCACTATCCGCAATAATTAGATATAACTTTTGTTGATCTGCTAGTTTTTTCATAATCTCTGTATAGGCAATGCTTTTATGTTCAGTGAATACTCCGATTCCTAAGAGAAGCAATATTTTCCAACTATCATCGACATCCTTGAGCAACATTATAGAAATAATAGTGTCTTCATCAACGTCGCTTGTAAACGCATTAGCTGTATTTAAATATTGCGTCCATTTAGATAAATGAGTCAATCTATTAGGAATAAACATATCGTCTAAGGATGCGTTTTTTGCCATAGTTTTAAGTGTGGTAATTTCTTCTCGCAATTTAACCAAATTACCATCAGATGATTTTTCAATAACTTTATTAGCGATCTTTGACTTACCCTTCCCTTCCTTTTTGCCTTGTAACTTTTTAGCTTCTTTAGAATTATCTGCGGTACTTCCACTCATTTTGGAAGCCAATTTAGTTTCTTCAAATTCCAACTCTTTTTCAATTTCATCAATTCTTATATTAAGTTGATTGTTATATTCGATTT